GGCATTGCAAGCAGGTGGTATTGATCTTAACGGCCCGGCCGCAGGCACAGTCGCTAATCCACAACCACTAACCACAACCTTGTTAGATGACACAAAATGGGACACCAGCCGAGGTTGGATAGTCAATCCAGAGGCTCTTAAAAGCACAGTGAGCCGTGCGCCCACACATGAACCTTATCCTTACCATAACAAAGGTGTGGATGTTGAAATTGCATTTGAAGAGGGCAAACCCTCACCACCACCTGGTGCAGTACCGGTTCCTCCAGGCATAGAAATACAGGCAAAATAACATGGCTGAATTCTCATTTACCAGTAGCGATGGAAAACTATTTACTATCAAAGGACCAGAAGGGCTCTCACGAGAGCAAGCCGAAGCGATCTTTAAAAAACAAGATTCAACTGGTTCCTTGGTAGGATTCAAACCTGGCGACAGTCTCTCCGCCGCCTCACAAGCAGCCGATGGTCTTGCTGGCGCACAAGGCGCATTGCAACAAGCACAAGGTAGCCTTGCAGGTGCACTTGGTAGTGTGGGAAGTATTGCACCATTAGGGTCAATTAGTACTGCACTTGGTGCCGCTGGTGGTGCTGGTGGTGGATCGCTGGCCGCAACTGCCGCGGGACTAACAGCAGCCGTGGGTCCAGCAGTATCAGCCGCATCTGGCGCAATATCTTCAACTATTGCTGGTGCTGTAAATGCAGGCAAGGCCTTGGTCAATGCCGCGGTCATACAAGGAAGCACAGCAGTCTCTTCTATTCAAACCATAAACAAAACCATAACCGGTTTTCCTGTTACCAACCCCATCAATACCGCTGACTTTACAAAAGTTGCCAGCGGCATCACTGGTGCCGGCGCTGTGAGTGGCATTGGTCCCATGAGTATACCAGAAGTAAATGGTGTGCTTGCGCAAGCAAAAAATTTAACAGGACAAGCATCCAGTGCTATTAGTAACACCAAGGGTCTTGGGTCATTTGGATTTGATCTAAAACAATTGGAAACAGCAGGTTTCATCAAACCAGGTGTGGCAGCCTTGGCAGCACAAGGTGCAAGTTTATTTTCAAATGTGGTTAAAAGTCCTGCAGCCTGGACCGGCAAAGATGGAATCAAAAGCGCAACCGATTTATTGGGCAATCCTGGAAAACAGAGTCTGATACAACAGGACCTTATGACCAAAGGCATAGCAGGACTAGGTGCAGTGGGGGTGCCTGTGCAAAACTTATCAAGCCAGGGTATTGCTGGTATGGCGCTGAATGCCGCAAAAAGTCTGCCCAATGCTGAAGCATTTGCTAAAGGATTACCTATTCCTGGAGACGCTACAGGATCAATACAAGCGGGTTTTAGTAGTGCTGTTCGTGACAGTGCTTTTGCTGTAAACCTGGTCAACACCAAGATACCCACAGCATTCAAACAACAAGATATTCCTGTGCCCAAGTCAGACACAGTAAATCGCGCCACACTGGATGCAGCCAGCACTAGAGTAGTAGGTGATCCAAAAATACCTACACCTAGTTACACAGCCAAGGCCAGCACAGGAAATGTAACAGATTATATCAACAAGGCCACAGTGTTTCTTAATGAATATCTTAATCCGTCGGGTCGCGGATTTCAAGCCTTGCTCGAAAAGATAGCAGCTTTACAAAATCAACAAACAATTACACAGGCGCAATATGATGCAATAAATTCTGAGCGAGATGCCATACGCAACACCTACAATATCAACGGCGCCCCCAAAGCAACAGAACTAGGCGAAATATACAACTCATTATCAGAAACAGAAAAAAGTACGCTTGCTGGACCGTATGTATTGCGTAACATAGCAGACAAAGTACTAGCAGGGGCTGCCTTGTCTCAACAGACAAGACAACAGTTGAATGCATTACAGGTCAAGATTGAAGGGCGCGGCGAGGGCGAATAAGCACCCATAAATACCATATGGCACAAACATTCATTGGATTCAACACACAAAATCAGTACAAAAAGTTCACGCTCACGGACTTTCCACTTATCAAACGTGACCTTTTAAACGCATTTAACATACGTCAAGGCCAGTTACCCGGTCGTCCTGCGTATGGCACAGTGTTGTGGGACTTCTTGTTTGAGAATCAACTGGAAGAATTACAAACTGGTATAATAACAGAAGTACAACGTGTGGCCGGCGGCGACCCACGCATCTACATCAGTGATACACAAGTATATCCACAAGAGAACGGTATCTTGATTGAATTGGAATTGCAGGTAATACCAAGCGATAATGCTCAACGATTGAGTATTTTCTTTGATTTACAGCAACGTTCCGCGAGTTACGTATAAACTAAGCCGTTTTTAAAATCAATAAATAAACAATAGAGGCTCAGTATAATGGCAAAAACAACTAGACAAACAGCGATATTTGGCGTAGAGGATTGGAAACAGATCTATCAGACCTATCGCGAAGCAGACTTTCAAAGTTATGATTTTGAAACTTTGCGCAAAAGTTTTGTTGATTATCTGCGTTTGTACTACCCAGAAACATTCAATGACTACATTGAATCATCAGAATACATTGCCTTGTTGGACGTTATTGCGTTCATGGGACAGGCACTGGCCTTCCGTACAGATTTAAACACTCGCGAAAACTACATAGACACAGCAGAACGCCGCGACAGTGTAGTGCGCCTGGCCAACCTGGTTAGTTACACTGCCAAACGTAACATTGCCGCACAAGGCCTACTCAAAGTATTTTCAGTCTCCACAACAGAAAATGTTGTGGACTATCAAGGTGTAAATCTAGCAAATTTCACAGTGAATTGGGCAGATCAAACAAATCCTGATTGGCAAGAACAGTTTACAGCAATTATTAATGCCAGTTTGGTTGATACACAAAAAATTGGTCGTCCGGGTAACAAGCAAACTCTTTTGGGCGTGGTCACTAGCGAATACGGAATTAATCTAGTGCCTGGATACTTACCAGTGGTTCCTTACACTGCCACAGTGGATGGTGTAAGCATGCCGTTTGAGGCCATGACGTCTACATCAGTTGGCGAAACTTATTTGTACGAGCCACCACCACAGGCCAATGTACCATTCAATGTGTTGTTCCGTAATGATAGTTTGGGGTTCCAAAGTGCTAATACTGGCTACTTTTTTATGTTCAAGCAAGGTGTGTTACAAAATCAAGATTTTAATTTAGCAGAAAAAGTCAGCAACCGCACAGTCAACATCAATATTGAAGGAATCAACAACCAAGACCGCTGGCTATTTCAATTGGACAATGTTGGCAACGTCAATCGTGAATGGGCATATACTGAAAATATTTACTCTGCTGGCGCAGAACAAGTGGGCACAACACTGCGTCCCATTTATTCAGTTACTTCAAGAACCAATGATCAGATTACCATGGTTTTTGGTGATGGTGTTTTTAGTGAAATTCCAGTGGGCACATTCCGTGCGTATGTTCGCGCAAGTAACGGGTTGCAATACATCATCAATCCTGAGGAAATGCAATCTGTAACAATTCCAATCAGTTACATCAGTCGACTGGGTAATCTTGAAACATTAACATTCACCTGTGGTATAACACAACCAGTTAGCAACAGTCAGGCTCGTGAAACCATTGACGCTATCAAGCAACGTGCTCCTGCACGTTATTACACACAAGATCGCATGGTCAATGGCGAAGACTACAATCTTTTCCCATACACACAATACAACAGCATTGTTAAGAGCAAGGCATTAAACCGTGCTAGTATTGGCACAAGTCGTTATCTAGACTTGGTCGATAATACAGGCAAATATTCTAGTACAAATACATTTGGCAGCGATGGTGGGTTATGGGAACAAAATATTCTTCCCACTATCTTGTTCTCGTGGACCAACCGCAACGAGATTGCTGACTTTGTTAGTAACCAAGTCCAGCCAGCCATTGCACAATCAACCATGCGACAGTTTTATTATGAAAACTTTCCTAGAGTAACAGCAAATACCTTGCCCACATATGGCGGCACCACCTGGGTGACAGGCGCAAGTTGGACTCAAAGTACCACACTGGCTAATGAAACCACAGGATACTTTAAAAACGGTGTGTATTCAATTGCCTGGCCCACAGGATCTCCTATCCCAGTAGGCACCACTACAACCACAGCATTCAAGTACGTGGCAGTGGGCAGTTTAATCAAGTTTGTTCCACCTGCCGGTCAATACTTTGACAAAAACAATAAATTGCAAACAGGTGTACCAACTTCTGCAGATCAAAAGTTAGAAATTTGGGCAAGTCCACTTAGCATAGTTGGTAGTGGTTATAACAACGGGCTTGGTAATCTTCCT